ACGAGGCCCACGCCAAGGCGATCGCCAGGGCAATCGCGCAGGACAAGCGCCGCAAGGGCCGCGGCCGGCGGCCCGGGGTACGGGCGGACGGCAGCCGGGTGACCGGTCGGAGGGTGGTGGCCGGCGTGCCAGTTGACGTCCGCATCGATGGCAGCGCCACCCTGGTCGGACCCTACGGGCAGGCCCTGGCTCTCGAAGCGGCAGTGGGCTTTGACTGCAGCGGGCTATGGGAGGTGCTCAGCCCAGCCGGCCAATGGACCGCCGTGGTGGGAGTGGAAGACCAGGCCATGGTGGTGGCCGCCGCCGGCCCGGGTGCCCGGGTGCGCCGCCTCGATGGCATCGACTTGCTGGCGATGGGGGTCCGATGCGACAGCTATGAGCCATGAGCATTGACCGTCGGCTGGAGCTCCAGCAGCGGCTAAGCGACGAACTGCGGGGCCTGGAGGATGAAGCGATCGGGCGGATCGGTCGCGTCTTCGAGGGGGCCCTGCGGGAAACGGTCGCACGCATTTTTGCGCAGCTCGATGGCATCGCCGCCCAACCCGCCTATGACCCAAAGACCACCCCAGGGGCGTTTTTGGGATCCACCCCCGAGGGGCAGGTATCCATCGATCCGGGTTTGAAGAATCAAGCCCAGCTGATCCTGCAGGGGCAGCTGCTCCAAGATCTGCGCCAGATCGTCGATTCGATGCAGCTCTCCCCCCGGCGGATAGAGCGGCTGGAGGCAGAACTGAAAGCCCTGTTCGATCGGGCCCAGGGACTGGGCAGCGAATATGCCCTCCAGATCACCGGGGCAGAACTCGAGCCCTCCCTGGCGGTGCTCTCCCCTGAGGGGCAGATCGAGCGGCTGCCAGGCCAAGGCCAAGGCCAGGGCCCCGCACCGATCGAGATGCCATCGGCGCCAGATCGGGGGTACCAGGGTGGGCAACGGTTGAGCCGGCTCTTCGATCTCAGCGGTGCGGTGATCGCGGCGGAACGCGATTTCAAGAGCCTGTCCGAGAACTACGCCAAAGAACGTGATGCGGCCTCCGATGAGCACGTCAGGGCGTCAAAGGCTTACTACGCCAAGTGGTGGGCTGAATGGGGGGAATCGGTGTCATTTGAGACGGCGCGCCAGATGGCCCAGGGCCCCGATCCCCGGGCGCTGAAGGCCAAGCTGCGGGAGAGGATCCCAACCATCAACGAGGCCTTCAAAAACCGGGCGGAAACGATCGCCCGCACCGAAACCTTGATGGCATCTGGCGAGGCCCAAGAGCGGATCTACCGCCGGCTGCGGGTTGGCTTTGTGCAATACCTGGCGACGCTTGATGACCGCACCTGCGAGTTCTGTGCGCCCCGATCCGGCTGCATCTACTGGATTGGTGGGGTGAGAACCCCGATCCATCCGAACTGCCGCTGCGGCGAGAGCCCGATCACCTTGGAATCGCTGGTGATCCAGAACAGCATGGCGAAATCGCCGGAGCAGACCTGGGAGGCCGAGTTCCAGGCCCATGCGGCGGCCACCATGGCCTATTTCCGGGCGGCCGCCGGCGCCGATGCGGTGCCCCGGCCGGTCGGTGGGCCCGGGGACATGCGGGGCACGTCTGCTGACTACCCCTTGATGGAGCGCAAGGGCCTGCCGCAAAGCGTGGCAAGGAAAGCCTTGAGCCAAGATGACCCACTGAACCAGGCCGCGCGCGATTGGCCAGCTGGTGACCCGGTGTGGTGCCCGCGGCGAGGATGGCTGGACCAGCAGGCCAGGGCGGCCTATGAGGCAATTTTGAGATCGGTTTGATCAAGTACCCGTCAAGTACCTATCGCTTGAAGAGCAGCATTAGCTCGCTCAATCCATTCCAGTGCATGTGGTACGCAACCTGAGCCGTGAATTGGGCACTCTGGTATAGCCCTGAAAACTTGTTCGCGGTTTTCAAGCAGCCTATCGGTAATGTCCAGTTGTTCACGCAGGTACAGCGCGCAACGGTGCTGGCCACTTGTACCCCTTTGCCATTGATAATTGCAAGTGCTGCATTCCATAAACTTGGAGGAATCGGGTGTCATTGGGCCTCGTTGGGAGATTGAACCAACCCTGCCCACGGGCATAACGGGCAGCCGTGCTCTCCGTCGTCGCAGCCGTCTTCAATTGGATCGATCCCGCGAACTAACAGGCCATGGGCGATAGCAGCATCAAGGCAGCGCTCTTCATTGCCTTGCTCGTGGGAGTCAACATTGTCAGCGGGTTCAATCATGGGCCTTTTTTGTTGAGTAATTAGCGGTGGGTACGATCATGAATGGGCTGTGAGTTGGGCACGGATAGCCAGCATTTCGGAGCCAAGCGGGCACCAGTCTGGAGTTGTCCAAGATGTATCGCCTACCTCGCGTCTAGCCTTTAAAATCCCCCAACCGTGCGAAGGATGAGTGCAGTAAATATAAAGTCCGCTATCACCTTGGTGGCAGTAGTAATGTTTTGAGCAGTATCGACACCCATTGCAGGATGCAGATATGTGAAGACTGGGTCCATCTCGTAAATCTGGTTCCATGCTGTTAGGTACAAGTATGGGTCAGGTCAGTTACAGCTTCTGCTGCACCGTGTTCCGTAAATCGCAGCGATCGGTGACCATGGGGTTGCCAGGTCACCCAGCCCTTTTTCTTCAGCTGGGTCAAATGCTGGTAAATGCTACTCACGGTGGCAATTTCAAGAGCCTGCGCGAGCTCTTTTAGAGTTGGAGACTGGCCGTGGAGATTCTGGTGTTTGAGGATTGCCAGGGCGACATCGTGCTGGCGGCGGGTTGGTTGCTGTAGTGCCATAAACAAAGTTTCAAACCGCCCACATATTGTACAGGAACATGAATGGCAAAAAAAAGAGCCGCAATGCGACTCTTGGACAATTTCATGTTTGTGCAAAACCTGTTCAGCTGGGTGCCCCAGGAACAGCATCCAGAATTGCATTGATGGCGGCATCCTCCTCAGCATCCTCTGCAACCACAGATTGCAGTTCGGTCACTTTGGCGTTGGCTGCATCGGCAGCTTCTTGCGCGACAGTTGCGGCAGCTTGTGCGACAGCAATCGTTTCGGCATCGGCAGCATCGTTGGCCAGGGCAGCGGCTAAGGATGCTTTGGTTTCAGCCAATTCGCTTTTCAAAGCGGCTTCACCACTTTGAAGAAACTGAATGACAGCGTTTACGCGATTAACAAGAGCGGACATGGTTTTAAGCAAACAAAGGGAACGTTGGTTCATTGCAGTAATGAACCGGTAGAAAGCAAAGTCCATTTACTGGGACCCAGAAGCAGCACGGATGCGCTGCAACACCATGCTAGGCCAAGAAATCGCTAGACCGGATTGGAACGCTTTAGTGCCTCCATTAACTGATTGGTTCGCCACTGCAACCACTTGGCCTCATCTTGTAATTGTTGTTCTTCTGTGGGGAACATAACAGCCATGGTTTGGCGACCCTCGCCGCTGATAAGCGCTGTGAGATGCTTGGAGAAATAAAAGCCTCCATTGCTATCTATCAAGCCCACATACTGCCATGGCTGGCTATCCTTCATTCCGCCTATGCCCACTGGATTAACGCTTACCGCGTCTTCGGAACGACGCTTGACAAACACCCAACGGCAAACAGCATGCAGCTGAGCTGGCTCACCAGGAGCCACTTCAAACTCTGGGGGGGTTGTGACTCGAATGTGCACAGTTTCGTAAGTTGGCTGCGACAACAACCAGGCCCAGGGCCCAGCCAGTATCTGAGGCCGCAACTGCCCACTGATTTCCATGGCCAGATAACGCAGCCAGCCCGACTGGGCTTGGGTCAAGCCTCGTCGCTGTGTGGCCAGCTGCAGGGCAAAGTCCCCAACGTTTTGATTGGCGCGATCGGCGTCAATCACGATCTTGCGAGCTTCGGCGTCAGTAAGATCGCATTCGAACTCAATGATGCAGCCGTTCTTTTTATGCAGTTGGATTAGCATTGGTTCTCAAAGATAAGGGCGCCAAGGCTTCCCTTGGCGCCATGGGAAAGAAGAAAAATCAGCCTGAGACACCAAATAGCTTTCCATAAAACTCAGTCCTGGCGCAGAATCGGGGCGACACCTCTTTGATGCTGCAAGATCTGTGCGGCGTCCCGCATCTTCAGGACATGTGGGAACAGGATGGCACCACCTATTAGCAAACTCCAAAGCATTAAGTGATTTCTAAGCAACAAGATAAACGCCACGATAAAGGAATCGATTCCTTCGAATTGGCGCCTTCTGGATTGGCGTCTTGTTGCCGGCTCGCGAAACTTTTCACTTTGGAGTGATTCAGCATTTTCGCTGGTTTTGCAACGACGCAGCCGCCGGCTCTCAGCCAACGCGGTGTTGGGCTCTGGCATGGGTCCAATCAGTAATCGGTCTGGGCTTGTCCAGCATACAGGATCTTGGATGGCATGGAAGGGCGCGCCCTGCCGCTGGCGGCAGCCGTGCCCTGGCCGATCGCCTTAGCTTGACCAGACACCAACTGATTCGCATGATCGAAGAACAATTTGCCCTGAACGCACTCGCCACTTGGGTTCACGCAAACGGGATTCATCAGGTCAGAACCGCATTGGCATTTGCCAATCAAGCGGCCCAGCAAGAAGACATTGATAGCGATGGTCTGGCGGCCATGTTGTTAGAGGAGGGAGAACGCCTTCGCGATGAGCCCACCCCAAGTGGTGTTACAACCGATCAGCTTGCTCCAGTGCCAAATCCGGAGCAAGATCCTGACGAGGTAAAGCCTCCACAAACCCAGTCACCGCAAGCGAAAGAGGCAAAGCCTGACAAGAAAAATCCGTAACATGTTAATCAAGGTTCATTGACACCAAGAGGAACACCAGTGGATGTCAGGCAGGAAACAGCGTCGCTCGTCAAGTCAATCATTGACGAGCTGATACATGAAAGTGTTCAACTGCTAACCCTTAACCTAGTTAGGTCAACGGGGCAAATTACAGGCCGCTTCCGTGCTGGACGGTTGGTCTACGACTACAAAATTGCTGGTGACAATGTTGCCTATACTCCAATCGGTGGCAGTGAGCGAAAAGATTCAGCCGTTTGTTTAAACTTTAGCAGGGAAACAAGTCAGAGACTGGCTTCTCGTGCTTATATCATGGGTTTGCGTGATTGGAGTAGCACCCGAGCTGATGCTTGGCTGTGCGCAAAAAGAACTGATGGACCCAAAAAATGTGTAAAGGGAACAGCGTGTGGCAACAGCTGCATCGCCAATGGCAGAACGTGTCGGATTAAAGGCAATTCTCAAAAATTGACGCAACTAAAAGCTTTACTGGCCTTACCGGCAGCAGGGCAAAGTAGTGGTAGTGTTACTAACACCAAGCAAGGGTTTACGAAGAGTCAAACTGGCGGGAAAGTCAAGCCGGAGTCCATAGCCAAACTAAAAAGTCCTGTACTCAGGTATTGGGATGTAAAAAGCGTGCAGGAACTTGCCCGAAACAAGCTTTTCAAAATGGCAACGGCGGGTGATGAGCTTGATTTTAAGGACCGTGAGACTTGGGCAAGGTTACATCGTCAGTTTATTGGCGTGCCAAAATCAGAACAAAACCAGCCAGATGGACCAACCGTAATTCGCGGCCTTGATGTACTTAAGCAATTCCGTCCATGGTACATATTTGACTTAGATCCAAAAACAGCAACGACTACAGATGTAAAGCGAGCTTTTATACGCTTAGCCAAGACTCATCATCCCGACCATGGCGGCAACCCAGAAGTTTTCCAGAGACTCAAGGTAATGCGCGACTCAATGTTGGCATTGATGCCATCTAAAAACGCAAAATGACGCCAGAAAATAATAGAACAGTCCATCAGCATCGTTCTGGATTCAGGCGGATCGAAACCCGCATGGCGCGGCTGGACGGTGCGACTGCCGCCATGGCGGCGATTGATCCGATCACGGCGCCACTGACGGCGGTGCTGGCCGCATCGCTGCCTGGGGCGGCCGTTTTGAGCTGGGACCGGCAGCACGCCCCCCAGGGCCAAAGCCTCACCGGGCGAGTGGCGGCAGCTGGGCTGGTTTACCAGTTTCGCGTCGATGGCGAAGCCGTGCGGTTCCGCCCAGCCTGGGATGTCGAGACCGATGCAACCTGGGCGGCGAGGTCTGAAGGATTTCTGGCGGCCCGGGGCCACCGCCTCGATTTCCGTGACACCCGAGCCAAAGGCAAGAGCGCCAGCAAGCGGCGGTGCACCACCGGCTACGGCTGCGGGGCCACCTGCATCTCAGTCAACAAGGAGTGCGTCATCAGGGCCGCCAGCGCCATCGGCAAGGAGCGGTTGCGGCGGCTGCAGGAGCTAGTAAGCCAGGGCGACCCAAATGCCGGGAAGGTGCAGGCGGCCGTGCAGGCAGGGCGCAATCAAAAGGCCAAAGGCCTGCAGGAGGGCCGGCAAGTGGAGCGGTTGCGGGCAATGCTGCGTGATCCGGCGGTTGCCCAGATGGTCCGCAGTGGCAAGGTGCCCGCAGCAACGGCCGCGGCGCCCGGCCCCGGCCTGGGGGGGGCCGGCCAGGGGGGCCTGGCAGGGACCGTGGCGGTCGTGGCGCCGGACTCCATCGAGGTGGATCCCAAGCGCTTCCAGTTCAAGCTCCACTCATCTGCCAGCGGAGAGGTTGGCTCCCTTGCCGGCATCAAAAAATGGGACGACAACCTCGCCGGGGTGATATCGGTGTGGCAAGACCCGGCCGATGGCAAGACCTATGTCGTGAACGGGCACAACCGCCTCGCATTGGCCAAACGGATGGCGGCAGAGTCCGTGACGATCCGGTACCTCAAGGCCGCCAATGCCAACGAGGCCCGTGCGATCGGGGCCATGCAGAACATCGCCCAGGGCCAGGGCAGCAGCGTCGATGCGGCGAAATTCTTCCGGGATTCCGGCATCACCGATCAGGCGGCCGTTGAACGCGCCGGCCTCCCCCTCCAATCCGGCAAGGCCGCCCAGGGCCTGGGGCTGGCCCGGCTGCCCGAGTCGATGTTCCGTGCGGTCATTGATGGCGAGCTTTCAATCAGCCGTGGCGCGATCATCGGCAATTCAGGGCTGAGCAAGGCCAAACAGGGCGAAATCGGCAAGCTGTTGCGGCAGCGCAAAAACATCTCCGATGGCACCCTGGCGGAGTACGTCGAAAACCTGGCCGTCAGCGAGGCCAGCCAGCAGGGGGCCCTGGACATCTTCGGGGGGCAAGAAACGGTCGACAACGGCCTGGCCCGGGCGGAGCTCGCCAACAACCTGCGGCGCAAGCTGGCCCGGGAAAAATCGCTCTTTGCCACCGTCAGCAAAAGCCGCGCGGCCGAGGCCCTCCAGCAGAAGGCCGGCAACAAGATCAACCAACGGGAAAGCGCCGGGGTTGCCGCCGAGGCCGATCAGGTGCTCCGGGTGTTCAAGGAGCTGAAGGACAAGGCCGGCCCGATCGCCACCGCCCTCAACAGCGCCGCCAACCGCATGATGAAGGGCGACCCGGCCGCCCAAGTGAAGAAGGAGCTGGAGGAGCAGGTGATCGCCGCCATGCAGCTGGAGCTGGAACGGGCCGGCTTGCGCAAACCGAAGAACCTCGCCAACGAGGCACCCACGGCCAGCATGTTCGACAGCCTCATCAGCCGGATCATCCGCCTGGATGCTCGCGCCCGAACCACCCCGGGCCAGCTGCCCTTGATGGCCGGTGGCGCCCAACTCGATCTGGGCATGCAGCGTGGCACCACCACCAGCCAGGGTGGACGCAAGCCGCCGGCAGTGGGCCGGGCCGCCAAGGCCGCAGCTACCGGCAACAGCAAAGCCGGCAAGCCCTGCGGGGATGGTCACATCTCTGCGGCCCTCACCTGCCACAAAGGAGGTGCAGGGGCCGGCAATGGGGCCATGGTCTACGCCGGAGAAAGTGATGACGGCAGCCGGTTTGTTGATGCCAAGCCGAACGCCGCGCCGTTGTTCAAGATCCCCCCTCGCCAGGAAACACCAGCAAGCCCAACGGCCAGCAAAACCCCGCTGGCCGATGCCATGCGCCAGGCAATCCAGCAGATGAAGGCGGCAGACGTTCGGCAGATGTCGATGCTGGCCAACCAGCTGTTCGAATCCGAATGGAGCCTGGAGCGCAAAGGCAAATGGAAGGGCATGACCAAAGCTGCCGCCCAACAGGCCTACATCCAAGAGTTTGGCCAACAACTGCAGGAGGCGCGAGCCCAGCGCCAGCAGCAGGCTCAGCAAACTCAACCGGCAGGCAGTGGCGCGCCGATGAAGCTGTCCCAGCGCATGCGACAGCTGACTGAGGCGATGAAAGCGTCTGACGAGCGGATGGCAAAGCTGGGGGAAAAGATCTTTGAGCTGCGCCGCAGGACGATGGACCTGGATGAACCCTCGCAAGGTGAAATGCCAGGGGCCACTCGACGGGCACTGCCAAAGGGGAAATAAGCAATGGCAACCGACGGCCGGCTGGCGCTGCTTGAAACGCGCATGGCCCGCGTAGATGCAGCCCGCGGTAAGCCGTGTGGCAAGAGCTTCATCGTTTCGACCTACCGTTGTCACAAGGAAAAAGGTCCAAATCAAAGCACCAAAAGTGCCCCAGTGCTTACCCAGGCGGCCGATGGCGGCATCCTGTTAGATGGACGGCCGCCTGAGAAGCAGATCGGCAAAGGATTCTTCGGCGACACATTTCTTTTCCCCCTGGCCGGCGGCGGTAAAGCCGTGGTGAAGGTTGATCGGATCAGCAACCGCGACCCCCGCGACGGTCATCCCGACCCATCGCCCGAACATCGGATTAAGGCCCGCAGGCTGATGGTCGAAAACGAAGTGGCAAGCGCCAAACTGGCTGGCGAACTTGGGGTCTCCCCCAAATTGCTGAGTGAAATGCAAAAGCTGCCCGATGGGAGGTTTGCTTTTGCCTATGAGTTCACCCCCGGCACCCCGTTTCAGGAAAACCACCACAGCTATGACCCAACCGCAGATGCGCAACGAATTCTGGGCAAACCGGAGAATATGCGGCGCTATCTCTATGGTGCGGCAGAAATCAGCAGGAAGCTAGGCGACGCAGGCCTCACCCATGACGATTTCCATGGCGCCAACTTACTGATTCAGGAGGACGGCACCCCAAAACTGCTTGACTGGGGAATGAGCAGCAGGGGCCCAAAAGGCAACTTCTTTCAGGAGACCACAATGCTTTACATGCTTTCTACCTGGGCCGGAGATCGACGAGGGATGGAAAAAAACGGCGGCCGGACTGGCAACGCCATCAGCAAAGTTGCTGATGAGGCACAGAAGAGTCTTTACGACGGCGAGAGGGCATCAAAAGATTTCATCACCGATCTCAGGGCCGAGCGTTTCCTGGAACTGCCCCAGATTCCAAGCGACCAAATCAGACAGGCAATGATAAAGGCCAATGCCATTCACAGAGCCAACAAAGAGAAACCAGGTTGGACGTTTAGCGATGCACAAGCGGAAGTTGGTTTGGACGGCAAGATCACTGCCGCCGATCGGAAAGAAGCCGACAAGCGCCGCGATGATATTTACGGGCCCCGTGGCCATCGAGCCTTCCGCCGCAAAGTGGATCTGCTGCTCAAACAGTTGGATCAGGTATGAGGTTGGCCATCCCCGAAAGATTGACATTTAGCCTGGCCGCCCAGGACGCTAGGGATCAGGGTGACACTGTCACCTACATGAAACTGATGAACCGCCATGCGGCCATCGTGATGGGCCGCCGCAAGCCACGATCAGAGATCAGCGGTCGAATTGACAGCACCTGGGATCGCATTGATGCCCTGAAGGCCCGGCTTGATGCCCGGGCGCGATCGGCACCAGGCCAGCTGGAACTGCTCACCGGTGGCGGAGCGCAAGCAGAACTTCCCCTGGGCGGCACCACCGGCCAGGGGGGCCGCAAGCCAGCAGCGGTAGGCCGGGCCGCCAAGGCCGCGGCGACCGGCAACAGCAAAGCCGGCAAGCCCTGCGGGGAGTCCCACATCTCGGCGGCCAAGCAGTGCCGCAAAGGGGAGACAGGCGAAAGCCAGGAAGGCCAGGAAGCTCCAGCTGACAAGCCGGCAGCAGGGCGGAAGGGAGGACGCCCAACAGCACCTGCCGACCCCCGGGAGGGAACCACCGGAGCGGTTGAGTCTGGTGACTATGAATTCGCCCGAAAATCCGAGGTCCCGAACGCCGGGGAAGACCTGGCCCTATCGGCCCGCCATCGGCGAAACATGTTCTTGGGATTGGCGGCGGAGGAGGCCGCCGGCACCGCCGAAAAGAACCTCACTCGCGACAACCTGCTCAAGGCCACACCCCATGACCTGATCGCCGGCATGACCCCGGCCAACAGCCTGAGCAGCCTTCAGGGTTACCTCACGCTCCAGGCGTTCCCGGCGCGGCCGTACAGCGAAAAGGAACTGGCGGGTTACCAGCGGGCAATGGAACGGCAGGCGCGGCCAGGGATGCAGTCCACGGCTGTTTCTCCGGAAGGCCTGCGGGAGCAATATCACGATGCGTTTCAGCAGCTCCATGGGCTGGTTCATGCGCTACAAAAACATGCCGATCCTAATGCCAATCGTTTAGTTATTCTAAAATGGATTAACGATAAGGTTCGAGAGTTACGGCAGCAAACAGGCGACACGTCGTCTTATGCAATCGGAACAGCAAAAGACCCATACAATCCTGTAGCCAACAGTCTGATTGATTTTTCGCGGCGCATTGGCCGTCGGGGGACTACCTCCGTGCCCGGGAAGATGGAAGATTTCTCCCGTCGGCTCAAGGCCGCCATGGGCAACGACTTTGGGTCGGCCGAAACCACCTTGGAAAAGGCGAGGGAAATTGCGACCCGGATCATGGAGGGCAGCAGCTTCAACGAGGCCTTCGGGACCGTCGGCGCCAATGGCAAGCGGCGCTTCAATCCGGCGGATCTCTACGTGGCCCCGGCCAATCGCCAAGGGGGCCGCAACGTCGGTGGCTCGACGATTGAGCAGGGCACCGATTTCATTCTCAAGGGATCCGGGTTCCGAGGTCTGCAGTTTGGCAACAGCGTCAGCGATGACGAGCGCAAGCACCACCTGAAGAAGGCGGCCGAGGCCCTGGCCGACCTGGCCGATGTGACCGGCCTGCCTGATGAAGCCATGGGCTTGAAGGGTTCTCTGGGCCTGGCCATTGGCGCCAGAGGGCGAGGTGCTGCGCTGGCTCACTTCGAGCCAAAGCTCAAGGTGATCAACCTCACCCGCAAACGGGGCATCGGCACCCTTTCCCACGAATGGGGCCACGCTCTCGACAACTACCTGGGGCTGAAGGCCGGGGTGGCGGCGAGCAGCGCCCCCAATAGCGACAGGATCCACCCGGACCACGTTTTCCTCACCAACTCAGGCAAACCGTGGGAGAAGGATCCCAAAAACCCATCCCCGGTGATCGACGCGATGAAGGCCGTGAAAGAGGCCCATGTCACATCGGGCTTCATGGATCAAGTGGATAAGGAGTCCAGGGGCCTGAAAAGGGCCATGGCCTTCAATGAGGACTACTGGCGTTCGCGGCCAGAGATGTTCGCTCGATCATTTGAAGCCCACATTGACCGCAAGCTGCAGGCCCTTGGCCGGGCGAACACCTATCTGACGCAGACCCCCGACTCTTTGCTATGGCCGACTGCTGAGCAGTCCGCAGCAATGGCGCCAGCCTTTGATCGGCTATTGGCCGCCGTGCGCGCAGAGCACTTTGCCGACGCCCCAAAGCGTAATGATGCAAGGGGTGTCCGCATTGATCGCTTCATGGCCGCCTTGGAACGCAACACGCCTCAGAAGCCGAGAAAGCAGCCAGGGCAAACTGAACCCGAGCAAAAATCCGAATCTCCCGCCACCGAAGCCCCGATCAACTGGGACAACGTCGCCAGCGAAGTGAAGACCATGCTGGAGCTGGACTCCAAGGATTTAGACGGCGGCACCGATTAGAGGGCCAGCAGGGCATCGGCCGATACCTGCAGCACCTGGCAGATCACCCTGATCTGCGCCGGGGATGCCGAGGCCCTGCCTAGCTCAAGTTTGGCGATCCAGGGCTGGCCGACACCGGCGCATTCAGCCAGCTGGGCCTGGGTGAGGCCCCGCCGGTGGCGGGCGGTTCGGATGCGGCCGCCCATCTCCCGCCGGACGTACGGGGCAGGAGGGACCACAAACGGGCGGTCCTCAAACATGCCGATGCGGAATAAAACACGATTCAGGCTAAGGAAACCCGCAGTTTGGTATCTCATCCGAACTGGGTGGTGTGAGCGAGGAATGGAGGTTTGACCGTGGCGCCATTAGCCCCAACTGGGAGAAAACCCCAGATGGGTTCTTGCGTGTCCGTGGAACCTTCAGCCGCGTCGGTTGTCTCTCCTACAAGCGAGCGGACGGCAGCACCCAGGTCGAATATCGCCCGGAAGAAGAGGTTGCTCATCGCGACTCAATTCTTTCGCTTGGGGGATTGCCCGTCACCCATGAGCATCCCCCAGAGCTGCTGACCCCTGCCAACACTCGGCAGTATCAACGCGGATCGACTGGAACCGAAGTCAAGTACGACAACGGTTTTGTCAAAGGCGTCGTCATCCTCACAGACGCCGAACTCATCGCCGCCGTTGAACGCGGCGATGCCAGGGAATTGTCGATTGGCTATCGCGTTCAGATCGATCGCACACCAGGGGTTACGGCCACAGGTGAGCAATACGACGCGATCCAGCGACGCATCGTGGGAAACCATTTGGCGGTGACCAGGGAAGGCCGATCTGGGTCTGAGGTCCGCTTGCACATGGATTCCGCATTCTCGATCGATCCACCACCCCCCTCTCCGCCATCACCCCCCCCCTTGGAGGCCCATGAAATGACCACGGCTGTTGCAGCACTGTCCAGCGCCACCGCGACCTTGGCCACCGCCCTGGCGGGCCAAAGCCGCTCGGATGGCAAGCAACGCTCCATGCCCATCCAGGAAATGGCGATGGATCCTGAAGATGACCCCGACGGCGACCCCGAGGAAACCTCTGACGAGGAGGGCATGGAACCCGACGAAATGCAAAAGCCCAAAAAGCCGATGGCCAGGCGTCGCCGTAGTGACAGCGTGGTGTCACGGCAGGAATACGAGCGGGTGGTGACCGCGCTGGCTGACAGCGAGCGGGCACACCAGACGGATCTCGGCCGGATGGATGCGATCAGCGAACGGCTCGCCGAACTGGAAGCAGATCTGGACACCAGGCTCGATTCCAGCGAGATCGATCTCGATGCGCTGGTCACCGAAAAGCTGGAGCTGCTGGAGCGGGCCAATGAATTGGCCGGTGAACGAATCGACCATTCCGGCCTATCGCCGCGACAACTGCAACTGGAAGCAATGCAGAAATCGGGTGTGGCGATCGAGCGCTTCGATAGTAAATCCGACGAATACGTGGCCGCGGCATTCGACACCTACTGCGATGCCAACACCAGCCCCAACCGCCTGGACCACTCATCCGCTCTGGAGCTCCTGCTTGGCAAAACTTCGGGAGAGACCACTTCGGATCCCCGCGAAGGATATAAACAACGGCTTGAAAGTGCTTCTCGACAACCGTTGGCCAGCAACTGACAAATCTTTAGTTATCTGTCCTCTCGCTAACTGACCATGGCCTTGATCGTTACTCCAAATGCAAGCTCCGTTGATGACGGGGCCCAGATTGCGTACCCTCTGGCTGCCGATCGCGGCCTCCCGGGCCAAATCGCCGACCTAACTGAGGCGGCGATTCGTGCGGGGCACAATGAAACTGCAGCCCGGATTCCGTTTGGGATTCCGGTGAGGCTGAACGGTTCTGGACTTCTCAACAACAGCTGTACTCCCCTCACGGCCGCCGGCGCCATATTGGGGCTCACTGCCCGGACTGCAGTCGCCGAACGCGATGGCCCCTCCGGTGCCTACGCCGATGGCATCCCGATTGGTGCCGCCGTCAACATCCTCACCCGCGGGCCCATCTACCTGGAGGTGATTGAAGCCGTGGCAGTGACCGACAGCCTGCGCTACTTCAAGTCAGGTCCGAATGCCGGGAAGTGGGGCAAGACAGCATCCGCTGGCAATTCGCTGCTCCTGACCGCTGGTAACTGGGCGATTCGCAAGGCCGGCGCCGTAGGGACCGTCCTGCTTCTGGAAATCAACACCCCAGCGGCAATGAGTTTCACAGCCGACTGATCACCGTTCAAGCCCAAACCTCGCCAATCATCACCATGGCCATTCGCAACGACGCCCAGGCCGCAGCTGGAGCTTTTCTGCAACAAGAACTGCGGCACAAACTTGCTAAAGCCTATGAAAAAGAATACCCCGAGATTGTTTATAGCAAAATCTTGCCTGTCAGCTTTGAGGTTCCGGAAGGAGCGGAAACTTATACTTACGATCTATGGGATCGTGTCGGTGAGATGGATCTCATCAGCGACAGCGGTGATGATCTGCCCACCTCAGATGTTAAACGAGGTGAGGTGATTAACCCGATCCGCCAGTATGGCACTTCTTTTAGATACACTACCGAAGAGATCCGGAAGGCTCAATTTGCTGGTATAAGCTTGGATCAGCGTAAGGCTGATGCCGCTCGATCGGCGTATGAAGAGCGTGCCAATCGAGTTGCCCTTTTTGGACAAGCCGGCACCGGTCTTAAAGGGTTCTTTAACCATCCAGCCGTAGACAGGCTGGTGATCACCGGCAGTGCCACCGACGGGTGGTTTGATGCCGCAAACATCACCCCTGACCAAATGGTTGCAATCTTAAATGAACCAGTAACCTATCAAGGTAACGTGTCGAACCAGGTGGAAGCCGCAGACACCTTGTTGTTGCCTTATACCGACCATCGCAAGGTGGCTACCACCAAGATGGGGACGTACGATTCCATGACCGTCCTTGACTTTTTCTTGAAATGTAACCCGCAAATCAAGCGGGTTATGGCAATCAACGAGTTGGACCCAAGCAAATCGTTCGGCAATCTCAGCGCAAAGCGGATGGTGCTATACAAATATTCCGAAGAAAAAGTGAAATTCATGATTTCCATGGCTCTTAAGTTTTTGCCGCCCCAGCCCGTAAATCTGGCCTTCAAGGTGCCAGCCGAAGCCAAATTTGCCGGCGTTGCTGCTTTCTTCCCCAAATCGATTACCTACGTCGATAAAGGCTGATCAGCTTAATTCAGGCTCACATACCCAATTACCTCCCGTTTTATGGCTGCTACTGCAACTGCTCCCGCTCCAGCTTCTACCAAGCCTGAGGTTGATTCCGCTACGGCGCCGGACCCTGCCATGACCGCAGCCCCTGCCGCTGCTGTTGAGGCTGGGGCCCCGGCCCACCGCCGTCTGGCCATCGCCTACACCCCTGAGGTGGTCGAGGCGCAGACGGCTGCGATCCCCGCTGGCGACTTTGTCGTCTGTTGGGTGGGCCAAGAAGAGCGCCTCATCCTCAAACCCGGGCTGAATTTCGACATTGATCCTGGGTTGTGGGAAAAAGCCAAGGAGCGCGCCAGCGTCCAAGAACTGTTGGGTCAGCGGGCGATTGAAGAAATTGACCTGGGCGGCCCGACCGTTAACGACACACCCGCCTTTGGCGTCACGGTGATCAAAACGTGCGACCAGCCCACGGCACTGCGCTTGGTGCATGTGTCGCGTGATGCCAAGCAGCTGGAAGGCTGGCTGGCCATGGAAGAGCGCACGCCGGTGCGCAACAACATCGCCAACAAGCTCAAGCAGCTCAAGGACGGGAAGAGCTGATCATGGCGGTCCCGACCCTGGAGGCATTCCTGGAGAGATTCCCGGAGCTGGTCATTCACCCGGTGCCGGTGATTGAAGATGCCCTGCTGGTGTCGGGAAAACTGTGTGCTGCGGAAATTTGGGGCGACCTGCACGACAGCGGTGTGGGCTACTACGCAGCCCATCTGCTTGATCTGCGCAACCGCGAGATCGGCGCCATGGTCGGCCAGGCCGTCACGGGCATCTCTGGCACAGGGGTGAACGCCACCTTCTACGGCCAGCAATACGAAGCACTGCGCTCCACGCTGCCCACCGTGGGGATGGTTTTCTGATGTCCATTCCGTCGCTGCCGAATTCGAACTACGGCACCCACGCCAATGCTGTCCTGACATTTGCGGTGAGCGGCCTGGCCACGGTGGACGACCCGGAGACGGGCAATCCGGTGCCCCGGCCGGAAACGCTCACCTACACCGCAGCGCTGCGCATCGCACGGCCCGACTGGAAGGGCCAGCCGGGGATCGACATGACCGACTACAACTGCTCGGGCCGGCTGCTGGAGCCCCCCACCCTGGATCCACGGCTCACCAGTGGCTCCCAGGCAGAGGCCACCATCAATGGCTACAGCGGCACCTTTGAGCTGCGGCCGGACATCGGCATCAATCGGGTGGCCCTACCTGCCATCCGCCAAGCGATCCAGGGCAAATTCACCATCGTCGGAGGCAGCCGCTGATGCCAATGGTCGACCTGCGGATCAATAGTGCGATCGATGAGACCTTCGCCGACTTTGCGGCCTACCTGGCCCGGCGTTTTACGGCCGAAATCCGGGAGGACAAATGGAACTGGCCCACCGATCCCTCCCCCCGGGACATCGTGGACACCGGCAACCTCGCCAAATCGCTACGGGTGGTCGGTCCCGAAACTGTTGATAGCCGCATAGAGATTCGTTTTGAGTGGGCAGCTCCTTATGCGGCTCCAGTCCATGACGGTGCGGTGTTCAAGCGCACCGGCAGCAACGGGCAGGCCCTGACGATGCCGGCCCGGCCCTGGACCCGGCCGGTGCTTTATGACCGGATCACCCTCCAGGAGTACTTCGAGCGGCGTTTTGCGTTGGCCATGCAGCGCCAGGGCGATGGGGAAGAGCCTGAGGAGGTGGCATGAGCGACCAGCTGGTCGAACGTGGCGCCAACCTGCTCCAGATCCGAGAGCAGCTGCTGGATCTCTTCGGCGCCCAGCTGGGCGTCTACATCCTGCCCTCTGGGGCGACCAAGCCGGCCTTTTGGATCACCGGCGGCGGCAAGGGGCAGCATCGGGTGCCACCGGATTGGCGGATCCGCGGCATCGAGGCCGTTCTGCAGCGCCGCCCCGTTCGGCAGCCGCTCGGCGGCATCGGCACGATCATCGCCAACCGCATCTGGTCGTTGACATTTGTGTGTTACGACTCAACCCAAACCCTGGATGAAATCGACCTGTTGATCCTCCGGGCCTTCCCGGATGCGCTACGGCGCCCCCGTGCTGCCACCGACGACACCTACGAGCAGCTGAATGTAGAGCTGCCGGATGTCGTTACTATTCAACCAATTCAACTCACTTAGATCCCTCCCCCACAATGTCTGAAATTGCAATCGGCGCCAGCATCCACAAAGCAACCCGCAGTCTGGTACGGGTGGTTCCCTTAACCCTGCCCAATCGTTTATATGCAACCAGGGATAGCGCAGGCTTGATCACCCTGCCAACCCTGCCTACAGGACAGGGCTACGTCAATATGCCAGGTGTCACTAAACTTTCCTTCCAAATTGACGACAGAGAAGAAGAGTTCAACCTATTTGGCGATAATGGCTGGGTAGATTCTGTGACAGTAGGCTCAAGAGTCACCGGTTCAGGTGAGGTATTTTTTATGCGCAACATCGAAGTCTCAGCAGCTTCGGCGCCAGTATTCCAGGGCGACTACTCCGAAGACTTTGCCATAATTGAACGGTCGCGCTACGACAAAGATTTTGAGGTTTATATTGAATTTCTCAAGGAAATGGGCCGCGCTCAAGGTACAAGCGGTGATTTTGTTTATGATTATGCTGGATTTAACGGCGTATTTAGGGGATACAACGATCCCAATGCCAGCAACGCCGGCCTTACCAAAATTAGTTTTAATCTGATGAGCCGCAGCGAGGCAGTAATTGGCCGTTACATTTCCGGCCCAACCCCTCTGCCAATTGGAGAAATCCAATCCACCCAGCTGGCGACGGCGCCGAGCTCGGGCACCCGTCGCTGGGCCACATCCCCGGTAGACAACGCATCGGCCGTGGCGGTCTCGGCCGCGATCACCGTCACCTACACCAGCGATGGCACCGCTGCCCTGACGCAGCTGGCCCTACCCCCGACCGGTGGCGGTGGCTTCCGCCTGGAAAATGCCTCCTCAGGCGTCCAGATCTTGGCGGGGGTGGCGCTGGCAAACAACGTGGTGACGATCACCCCGGCCGCTTCCCTGCCGGCGGCCACAATCCTGCGGCTGCGGGTGGCCGATGGCGCCATCCAGCAGTCGGTGGACGCCTCCAACAACGCATCGGCCAACGGTGTGCGCAAGCCCCTGCAGGGCTTTGCCACCACCTTCCGGACTGCATGAACCTGATCGCCAGCCGGGGCCCTCGATGAATGACCCCGGCTTCTACCCCCTACTTGCGGCAGGAGACGGCTCCTGCCATTTGATTCACTGCGAAGTGACCTGCAACCGCATGGAGGTGGCCGTGATGATCATCGAGCCATCGTTTGGCGATGAATGGGCCCAGGTGACATCGGAGGCGGACTACGGGGGCGATCGTTGCGCCGTAAAGCTGCCATCAGCCTGCGTGAATGCAAGCGAAAGACTTAAGATCTATAACGCAAGCCTTCCCTACAAAACGCTCGAATGACGACCAAGGCAAGGGATGCAGTCTTTGCATCATTTGAAGAACAATTTGTTGAATTTGGCCCCATTCGATTGCGGCAATACAGCGATTTGCTAGGTGGAGAGATTGAGGAATATGACCGGCAGCAACGGGAATCGGCCCAGTTGATGCTGCAGGTGAGTGAGATTGCTCGAACCATTGGCGAGCACCCGGATTCTGGGATGGATGCCGATCAGGCCTTCGCTCTGCTGAGCAGCCCTCAAACCGATGCCGCTCTCAAGATCTCCGTGGCCATGAAATGGGGCCCCCCGGGCGGCTTCGGGGGCGTTGCGGCCTTGTTGCCTGCAAAGGAGGAGCAGCACACCAGGATGATCACCCTGGCGGTGCTCAGCCGCGGCTCCGCCCAGGTGGATGGCGAATGGTTGCCCCTGCGGGAAGGCTGGAGCGACGCAGACTCCCGGGCGCTGCCGGGCAAACTCCGCACCGCCATCATCAATTTCATGGTGCAGGAAGGCAAGGGCGGGCCCCAGCCGGCAGCAGCGGGGGAGGCGGGGGGCGCCGGGGGGGGAAAGCCCCAGGGGGCGCCAGAAAGCAAACCATCCACGAACAAATAGCAAACCTACGGGCGTTTCTAGAGCGAAAACCAACCGATTGGAATAGCATCTACTTTCGCCTGGCCAGTTCTGATCTGCATGATCCCCGCTTTCATGCAGATCAATTCCATTTGCAACCAGTCGGCCACATTTTTAAGGCGATCGAATGGCTCAATGAGCATGACCAGCAGAAGGCCAACATCCTTTCCCACACCACGGCCCGGCTGGCGGCGATCGTTCTGGCGATTGGATCCCAGGGCACGGCCAAAAGCGACCACACCGAATTCCTGCCTTTCTTGGCGCCACTCCCTGGAGGCAAGCCCAACATCAAGCCAGCCGTGATCGCCACCATCGAGGGGTTGATTCGCGCCAGGCGTCTGCCCATGGCCATTGTCGCCCTGCTGGCGGAGGACATTCGCTCGACCATGAAACCGGCAGAATGACCAATAGGCAATTGGTTCTTTGGCAGCAGGAGGGGAGGTCGATCTTGGTGCTGCCGTACTGCGGCTCTATGGCGATCGCAGCGAGCTGGACAAAGAACTGGAGAAGCTGCGTCGATATACCGAACAATTAGAAAAGCAGGGCATCAAGGTCAAATTTGACGCCGAAACCGGCAACGCCACCCGCGAGGTGAACACCCTCCAGCAGAAGCTGGTGGGTCTGCGCAGCACGCTGGAGGCCGTGAGCCGGGGCATGGAGGGAGATGCGTCGGCCTGGGAGAGCCTTGCCGACATGCTCACCAAGGCGGGCAAGAGCGCCGATGGCGGCTCTGGCGGCATCTCCAAAATGGCCGGGGGCCTGGCAAGCCTCAGCCGGGCGGCCGGGGTGGCGCTGCCAATCCTGGGTCAGATCGGCCTGGCAGGGATGGGGTTGCAGACGATCTTCAACGCTGTGGCCGCGGCCGTTGGCTCAATCACCGGGCCCCTGCAAGCCCTGTCCCAGCAGACGGGCGAATTCAACAAACAGGTTGCTGAGGCCAGCATCTTCACTTCACAGGCCTTTGCCGTGATCGGCCCAGACGGCAAAGCCATTGAGGGGACCTCAAACCAGATGCGGGCCCTGCGCGGCCGGATCACAGGCGAATTCAAGGAAATCCAAAAGGAAGTGGCGATGATTTCGGGCGCCACATCCAGCCAGGTGTACGACGCATTTAATATCATCAGCCAGAACAACTCTGGCCTGGGGAAGCAGGGAGAAAACCTTAGCAATGTCACCAAGCTTTCGACCCGCATCGCTGCGGCAATGGCGACGCTCAACATCCCTGGTTATCAGTTGCGGGGAGAGGCCAGCAGCCTGCTGAGCGGCAATGTTCAACCTGGTGATGAGCTGGCGATGAAGCTTTATGGCCAGGGTGCCGGCGAGCGGATCCGCACCTTGCAAGCAGAAGGCAAATACTATGACGACTTGATGGATAAGCTAAATAAGCTATATGACGGTCAGAAAGTATTAGCGGCATCGCTGGAGAACACGCTAAGCAATTTTCAAGATGTGATGCAGTCAATAAATACCAGTGGAGGCCAGGGGTTTGAGCGTGGGTCAGCCCGTGCATTACAGGCAATTTTGACGCCGCTGACGGAATTAAAAGACAGCTTTGGCGACATGATGCGATCCATAGGCGAAGGCCTGGAGCCAGTCATCGTGTTGGCGGGGCAGCTTGCAGGCGCATTGGTGCCGGTGTTATCAGTTGGCGCCTCAATTATTCAAATTATTAGCGACATCACAGCTCTGGTTGGGAACTTTGCCGGTGCCATACTTACGCCAATTATTCAGTTTGTAACGGCAGGACTTACCACAATTGCCAAGACGTTTCAGCTATTGGCGTCGCTGGTATCGACAATGCTGCGGCCAATCACGCTGTTTTTCCGGTTGATTGGCCAGCAGGGGGGAGACTATAGCGATAACGCCTTCGACAAAATCAACGACACCTTGGATAGCCTGATAGCGAAAAGCGACAGGCTGGGTGCAGTTATCTCGAAACCCTTTATTGAAGCCGCTAAGGCTGCCGCCTGGCTGGAGGGCAAGGCCCGAGGGCTAAGCGACAAGGAAATCATGGCGCGGCAAGCCGATATTGCCGCCGAATTTGCCGACAAAATCGGCACCAACGACAAGATCAGCCTGCGCAGCATCAATGTCTCGCCGCTGGCCAAGCAGATGCAGCAGGAGGCGGAGAAGCGCTACGCCGGGGCGATTCCAGAAGAGAAGCAGCTGGCCAAGACCAGAGAGCTGGCCGACATCAAGGAGAAGATCTACAACAACGAGATCACCGCCCTCAACCAGGGGCTGGCCCTGCTGCAGGCCCAGCGGGCCGTGCAGGAAAAGCTGTTTGGCTTGGCCGATGCTCGGCGCGGGCTGGAAACGCAACGGGCTCAGTTTCAGGTGTCGGTGGCGGCATCCCCCGAAGCCCGAGCCCAGGCCGAAGACCGCCGCAATCAACTGGCCAACACCCAGGAGCAGCAACGGATTCGTGAGCGGGTCACCGCCTTGCAGTCGGAGAAGGCAATCCAGCAGCAGCAGCTGGAGATCAGCATCCGCCAGGCGGCCATCCAGCAGCAACAGCTGACCATCCAGCGGGCCGAAATCGACGTGCAGCGGCTCAAAACCCGGCTGGCGATGGAGGAGTTCTATCAAAAAGCCCAAAACGCTGCTCCCAACTCTGCTGAGCAGAAGTCTTTGCTTGCCAACTACCAAGTACAGAAGGACATTCTCAACATCTATCGCCAGCAGCTGGAAGCGGCCGATCGCGCCGTGGCCCTATCCGCCGAAGGCGCCACCAACCTGCGCCGCACCGGCGCCCTGCAGCAGCAAAGCCTCGACATCCAGCAGCGGGCCCTGGGCGTCCAGGTCGAAGCGGCCAACCTCTCGTTGGCCCAGCAGCGGGTGTTGACCCGGCTGAACGAACAGGAGCAGGCGATCAAAAACAATCTTGCCGAACGCACCCAGGTGGAAACACGGTTGCAAAACGGCCGCCAGCAGGAGATCGCCATTCTCGAGCGCCAGCGCAATGCCCAGGAGAAGCTGCAGGCGATCGAAAAAAGCCGTACCGACCTGACCAAGGCCCGCCTCGATGCCAATGCGCAGGATGCCGAGCGCATGCTGTCGCTGGCCCGGGCCCAGGCCGATGCCCGCAACAACCCCACATCGGTGTCGGCGGTGATCGGCGCCCAGATCGAGGCCCTGGCACTCGGCCGCACCGGGCTGGTGAGCGAAGCCGATGCTGTCCGGGAGCTCTACAACGCCAAGGCCCGGCAGTTGAACCTGGAGCAATCGGTTGCCCGCCAGCAGCTGGAGTTTCAGCAGAAGCGGGAGGCCTCCGAGCAGCGGATCGCCCTGCTGCGCCTCCAGGTGGAGCGCACCAGCCAGAACATCGCCATTTTGAACCTGGAAGCAGCCAAGGAACAGCTGAAAAACCAGGCCCAACGCGACACCCTTAGTGGCGCCACCGGGGCCGCGGCGCCTCCAGTGGTCGCGACGGGGGGGCGCATGATTTCAGGGGCCAGGACCAATCGCACCCGCGATCCTGATGCGGAAGCAACCGGCTGGGACATCGTGGTGCCTGGTGGCCGCGGCGGTGCTGTCACCAATCCATTCGGGAAACTCACGATCACCGGCACCGGCTTTCAGGGCCGCGGTGCGGGATCAACTGGCAAAGGGTACGGCAGCTGGGTCAGCGGAGAGTTCAATATCGGCGGCAAAAAATACGAAATGCTCCTCGGTCACTTCGACAGCATTGACGTTGCCAAAGGGATGACCCTGGGGCCCGGCGACCGCATTGGGAGCCAGGGCATTACGGGCCGGACCTTTGGGACCCATGTCACCACCCACGTCAACCCCAAAGGCGGGGCATCAACGGCTGACGCTTGGCAAGCGCTGGAAGCACTTACTCGTGCGTGGGAAACGGGACGCATGGTCCCTGGGTCAGGTTCAGCCGCGCTCCCCGCCATGGCGTCAAGACCCCGCAGTGGGCCCGACATCTTCGCCGGTATCGACATGAATGGCCCCATCCCAGATGCAACACCAGCACCGCTACGGCGGCTGCCAGGTGGCTCGGCACCGATGCTGGCCGCCCAACCCCTCGAAAAGCCGCTGAACAGCCTGGGCAACAGCCTCCAGGCCAACACCGACAGCATGGAGCAGACGCGCCAGTTGCTGGCCAACATCGACACCGCGATCAAAGACCTGCAGGAGGAATTGGGAGGGACCAGAACCCGCAATGAATTCGACACCGAAGCCCTAAGAATCAACCAGGCGGAGCAGAGCAGAGCCATGGAGGTGGAGCGGATGGGCGCCCAGCTCAAGGCTGAAATCCTCAACTCCCCCCGCGGCCGACTGGCTGCCGGCCTGACGGAGGACACCGTGGGCGGTTTGGGCGGCGGCGTTCGCCAGGCGCTTTCTACGGCGATGCAGGGCGGCGACATTCGGGGGGCGATTGCCCAGGCCCTGGCCGGCACCGCCGATCGCCTGGCCCAGACAACCCTCAATTCCATCCTCGCCCCCCTCGAACAGCTGCTCACCGGGAACCTGTTCCAGGCCCTCAGCGGCTTCAGCGGGGCGGCCGGGCAGCAGATGACCGCAGCCCAGCTGATGCTGCGAGCGGGTCAGCTGATGGCCCAAAGCGGCGTGGGCAGTGGCTTTACACCAGGTGGCGGTGGCGGGCTGGGGTTGATCGGCGACCTCTTCGGCGGCCTGGGCCCGGGTGCGGGGCTGGTGGGCGCCGGCATCAAGGGCCTAGGCAGCGCCTTCAATGTCACCGACTTCCCGATGGCCCAGTTTGCCGCCGGTGGGGTCTCCCATGGCCCCAAAAGCGGGTACGCGGCCATGTTGCATGGCACCGAGGCCATTGTTCCCCTGCCGAACGGCCGTAGCCTGCCGGTGCAGCTGCAGGGAGGAGCGGCCGGCGGCGGCTGGGGCGGCGGATCAATCACCATCCCGATCAGCGTCGACGCCACGGGCACGGCCGTCGCCGGCAACAACGAGAAGGGTTCGAGGTTGGGCGAAATGGTCGGCCAGGCGGTGAAAGAGGTGCTAATCCGCGAGAAACGCCCCGGCGGCATTCTCTACAACTGATGCCCTTCACCCTGCCAGCCAGCCCCCGGCCGATCTACCCGGCAACCGAAACCACCAAGCCGGAGCTGCGGGGCAGCCAATTTGACGATGGGCCCGAACGCTTCCAGGCCCTGGGCCTCAACCAGTTCCCCGTCACCCTGCCGCTGCAATGGGCGCCGCTGCCAATGGACAAGGCCAAGATCCTCACCACCTTTTTTGAGGCGCGCCTGCGCAACAACCAGGCCTTTCTCTGGACGCCACCGGACCGCCCCCAAGCGCGTTGGCGCTGCCCGCAATGGTCGCTGACTGGGGCTGGCCGCAACTTGTATGTGCTCAGGGCCGTTTTTGAGCAGTCCTTCGGGATCCGATGACCTACTCCACCTTCCCGGCGGTGCCGTTGAAAAGCGAGCTGAGCAAAGAGGTGCGCAGCCTCGCCACCAAACAGCCCTTGGGGGACGGCTACAGCTACATCACCCAGTTCGGCCTGCATCCGCTGGAGGAGACCTGGCGGGTGCGGATGCTGATCAAGCTCAGTGAAGCGGCCACGGTTCGGTCTTTCCTGGAGGCCCGGGCAACCGATGGGAAACCATTCCTCTGGACGCCACCAGACTATGCGGAGGGCAGCACGCCCATGTGGAAAGTCGAAGAATGGCCAATCGCCAGAGAATTTCAGTCCATGGTGAAGATTGATCTGCTGCTGCGTCGGATTTGGGGGAAACTGGCACCACCTGGGTTCAGGATTGGTGGCGTGCCGCATTATTGCCGGGCGCAGCCTGATTTTGCTTTGCACCCTTCAGCCGCATACGTTCGGTGGGTTGGTGTTCAGTGGTCGGAGCGGGGATATGGCGGCCTCGGCGGTAGCTCGGCGCCTCCAGTGACAAATAACATCACAACGAGTTGGCGACCGTTGCGCACAACAACAGGCCAGCTTATTACATATGGGATTGGGGGCATAGTATTGGAAGGAAACTATAGCGCCGCAGGCTACTTAGGCCCTTGGTACTCAAATATAGATATTTACGTTGCTTATTATTCAGGGCCAGGCAATTCCATGGGCGGATCCATGAGTGTATTCTACATTTACACAGCAAACCCAACGCTGCCGCTCCAGGGTGCAGAAACCAACACTGGGTACGGTTTCAGCCGATCCGCCTACGATTACTCCAACTTTGCCACCGCCAGGGGGCTCTGGGAATTCGCCAACGCCGCTTATGAAGTGATTTTTACCTGGGATGGATATTCCCGGCTGCGTCCAGGTGCCGTAATCTAAATCATAATGGATGCAACACTTAGGGCTGAACTCGCGTCGATGGAACCTGGTTCCATCATCGAATTGTTTGAAATCGAAACCAACTGCCGAATCCACGGCGTTGATCAAACCTTTAGGTTTTCAAACACCTATAGCGCTTCCAGCACAGTGATACCAGTGATTTGGGCTGGTAATTCCTATTGGCCAATCACAATTGAAGCCGACGGCTTTGCTTATGACGGCAAAGGGGTGCTGCCTACACCCACATTGCGGCTGGGCAATGTCAATGGTGAAATTTCCGCAATCCTCAATGAGGTCAATGCCTTCACCCCAGGCAACGACCTTGGCATGGCCAAGTTCACCAGAATCAGAACCCTAGCCAGGTTCCTTGATGCCGCGAATTTTGATGATGGGGTGAATCCTTACGGCACACCCAACCCGGCTGCGACATTTCCGCCAGAGATTTACTACGTTGACAAGAAGGAGCTTGAATGCCGCGATGTAGTCGAATTCAAGATGGAATCAGCGTTTAGCTTGGTGGGTGAACGGGGCCCTCGGCGCCAATGCCTCAAGCAATGCACCTTTGTGTTGGGAGGCGATGGCTGCGGCTACAACGGCCCCAACTTTTTTGACGAAAACAACAATCCAGTCGCATCAGCCGAATTGAGCGTCTGCAGCCAGACGCTTACTGGTTGTCGATTACGCCATGGCGAAGGCGCTGAACTTCCATACGGTGGTTATCCAGGTATTGGCAATTACAATGCCTGATCGCCAGCAATGAACAGCCAGACCCGTGCTGCAGCGCTGCTTGCCGCAGTGGCCGAGGCCCCCCGCGAAAGCTGCGGCCTGGTGGTGGTGGTGGGCGGCAAGGAGCGCTACTGGCCCTGCCGCAACATCAACCCGATTCAGACCGATTTCAGCATTGATCCAGCCGACTACCTGGCCGCCGCCCGGGCCGGAACAATCGTGGCGGTGATCCATTCTCATCCCGACGGCTTCCCACATCCATCTGATGCCGATCGCACCGGCTGCGAGAAGTGGGGGATCCCCTGGCACATCGTCTCCCCGCACCTGGGTGACGGCCAGGGCCAGTGGTTCAGCTTTGAGCCCAGTGGCTGGAAGCCGCCGTTGATCGGCAGGCAATGGTCATGGGGGGTTCACGACTGCTGGGCGCTAGTACGGGACTGGTACGCCGAGCAAAACCTGCACTTGCCGGACTTCGAGCGGCCCGCTGACCCAGAAGAGTTCCTGCTCCAGCCCCTGTTCGAGAGCCTGTACGCCGAGGCCGGCTTCTTTGTGGTGCCCCGGGAGCAGATCCGGGCTGGCGATGCCGTTCTGCAAAGCCGTTTCGTGCCCGGGCTCAACCATGTGGGCGTCATCCTGCCCGATGGCCGCCTGCTCCATCACGTCGAGGGCCGCCTGTCGAGCTCCGACATCTACGGCGACGGCCACCAGCGCAGCACCGGCCGGGTGCTGCGACCGCTTGCCTGGAAGGACAAGAGCCCCTGGACTTAGGGGCCCTTGGGCGCTCGCCGCCGCCCCCCGAGCGTTTGCCGTTCCCCGGGCGTTATCAAATCGAACTATCCGGTATTTCCGGACAGTTCAGAGGCGCTCGAACAGCCAGCTGGGCCGCCCTGGGGGGAGGGTGCTGCCGAGATCACCGCAGCCGATTTTGCCCTGGCCGATCAGCTGCCAGCCATCGCGGCTGGCGCCGATGCCGTGGTGGCGCGACCAATCGTTGATGCGGTGGGTGGTGATTCCCAGGATCCGGGCCAGCTCCGGGCCCGCAATCTGCTCACCTCGCCGGAAGCGCCGAACCTGATCAGGCTCAATCGGCAGCAGGTGCCGGCAGACCATTGTTTCGGGTGGCTGGGCCGCCTGCCAGGGATCGGGCCCCGGCAACGGCGCCGATGAACGGCGAAGGCGCCGGACCGGCAAATCCGCTGGGGTTGGGGTGGCCGGGGTTGCCGGCAGGGCAGCCACCGAACCAGCCGCCGAGAAATCTTCGGCAACTGGTAAGGCGGGCTTACAGGTTGGGGGGAGCACCAGCTGGGCATAGCGCTGCACCAACCAGCCCATGAAATGTGTGGCCAGGGGCCGGGCATAGCGCAGCGAGCGCGGCACCTCATGCGCCGCTCGGCCCTCGATGGCAGCATCCACCTCCTTGGCATAGGCCGCAACGATCTCGTTCCAGTCCGCAGGGGCGGTCACCGCCGAAAACCCAAAAGCCGTGGCGGCTCCCCCCAGGGGGGTGGCTCCCGTGCCGGCCGCGGCGGCCCTGGCCCCTTGGGTCTGAGCCCCCTGGGCACCGGCATGCTGGGCCGCGGCGCCCTGGGCCTGGGCCTGCACCACATCCAAAAACCAGCCATCCATCCAGACGGCAAAGGCGGGACTGATCCACCGGGCCAAATCCACGGCCAATCTGGGGTGGATCCAGGTGCCCTGAAGCTCAGGCCGGCCGCCTTGGATCGACCGAATCAAGCCCCCAATTCCCGTGGCCGGAAATCCGGTAACGGCTGCAAGCGCAGCGATATACGACTGTGTTCGGTCGTTTGCCTGATAGTGATTCCAACGGCGTTGCCCGGCTTGGCACATGGCCGTGGCGTTCACGTACCCGTCAGCTGCACTGCGATGGATCTCCACACCGTTCCAGATGCGGCAATCCATCCCCAGGGGGAAAGCCAAGCTATTCATGCGTGCTCCCGCTCGAAACGGGGCTATCGGTAAGCCTCGATGTCGCCATCGAGAAACCAGACATTACTGCATCCGGCTTGTAAAGGAATTAGGTGGAGGCGGGCCTCCGATACCGGTGCCCAGGCCTGATGCCCAAGCTGAGCAGCGACCGACGACACTGCCCCCGGCGCCCTCGTTGCCGTTTGGGCCGACCCACCCCCAAGTCGAGCGTACACGGTTCAGGATGAAAGGCCGGGCAAGAAAGGGGGGGGGCTGGAGGCGGTTTCAGAGGCATGGCTCTGGAGGGGCTCCAGAGGCACGGGGCTGGGTGGGCCCCAGGGCCACGGGGTTGGCTAGTTGATGCCCAAAGCCTTTGCTCTCAGCTTTGTGGCCTCTTCATCCGAAATCAAAAGGTCGTCCTTCATCTTTTGAATTCTTTGCAGCTCAACTTGAAGCGTATCCAATGAAGGACCCGCAGGCAGTCTGTTGGGAGCGTCTTCAGATGCAGCTTTTTTCTGCTGCTCAAGTTGTTCCTTGCTGGCAACGGGAATAGAGATTCCCATCACGATGTAGATGATGATTCCAACGAACCAGAAAATAGAGCCAATGGCGAACAACATACGGTAGGCCACAGCAGAGCCTCTGCCACTGACCTCTAACCCTTGGCATACCCCCGCAAGAATCGCCCCTTCTTTAACGCGATACAGCTTTGATTCAGACATGAAAACAAGACGACTTCTTCGACATTAGCGGCGCATGACTACCCTGGCAACATAAAGTACATGGTTCCAGCAAGGCCGCGGCGGCAACTTGGACCATTTGCGTGCGGCCACGAAAATGGTGCTGACCAGACCGCTCGCGCCAACCCCTGCCGTGCCACTGGAGTGGCCTCCGTAGCCTGGGGCTATTCAGTGGTCGGTGGCATTGGAGCGAACGCTGCGTCTGTACGGGCCCCTGGCCGAGCGGACCGGATACACGGTTTTGAGCGCCAATATCGCCTCGATTGGCGAAGCCGTGCGGTTCCTGGTCGCCAATTGGCCCGATCTGGAGGCCCTCATCGCCGGATACGACTGGCTGCTGTCCGAGGGCAGCTACAACCTTGGCGCCGATGAGATTCACTACCCCCTCGGCAGCGAGGACATCCACCTGGTGCCGATCGTGAGCGGTTCAGGATCGGCCGGCGCCAAGATTGTGGGTGGCATTCTGCTGGTGGCCGCATCGTTTGCGGTGCCGGGCATTGGCCTGGCGGCCTTGGGGCCCACCCTGTTTGGCGCCGGCATGAGCCTGGCCCTGGGCGGTGCCGCCCAGCTGCTGACACCTTCAACGCCCACTCCAGAGCGCAACCGTGATCCCAAAGAGACCAACTCCTATTCGGTTTCAGGGGTGCAGTTGACCTCAAGGGAGGGCACGCCTGTCAACATCCCGCGGGGCCGCATCGTCATGGGCGCCATCGTCATCTCAGCCGGCATCAGCACAAGTGAGTTGCCTGGGGCGGGCGCCAACAAGCGATCCATCACCTTGGTGGAAGCGATCCAGGCCACAGGCAAGCGATGAGGCAGATCCCCGTAGACAGCCTGGTCAAGTTGCCGCCATGGCCAGTGATCCGGGGGGCTGGCATCGGTGGCCAAAAGCAGGCCAAGGCCAGCCGGGGGGCCGCCACCGCTCCGGACACCCTCAACTCCACCCAGTACGCCCGGCTGCTGCTGCTGCTTGGCGAGGGAGAACAAGAGGGCTGGCCGTCGGCCAGGGGCTATACGCGGGGCAGCAAGGCCTATGAAACCGCTCTGCTGAAAGATATTTATATCAACAGAACGCCAATTCTTAAGGCATCGGCAAATCCAAATAATCCGAAAACCACTGATTTTAACTTTCTAGGCGTTGTTGTTGAGCATCGCTATGGGACTGTTGACCAGTCTGCGATCAAAGGTTTCAATGCAACCGAATCCCAGCGAGGGGTTGGGCTGCCGGTAACAGCAGCGACGCCGCTGACACGCACGATTACAGATTCTGCTGTCAATGCACTCAGAATCACACTTAGCTGGCAAGCCCTACAGCAGTATTACGATCCCAAGAATAAGGTATCAAAATCGCTGACTTCCAGCATCTTGAAAGGTGGCGTCAAGTCACCGCAGGAGGGCGATGTCATTGCAGTGGAGGTCAAGTATCAGATCCAAGTGGCAACCGCCGGTGGCAGTTTCAAAACCGTGGTTGACACATCTGTGAAAGGCCGTTCTGGCGACCTGTTTCAACGCAGCCATGAAGTCGAAATCTATGGCCCCTTCCCCGTAAGCGTGCGAGTGGTGCGAATCACCCCAGATTCAAACAACTCCAAAGTCAATGACACAATGGTTTGGAGTGACTATACAGAATTAATCTATGCAAAGCTTAGATACCCATATTCAGGGTTGTTGGCGTTGCAACTTGACGCCAAGTATTTCAGTTCCTGGCCGCAAGTATCTGTAGACCGGTTAGGTGTCAAAATCCCAATTCCTGACAATGCAACCGTAGAGCAATCCACCGGCCGCTTGATTTACTCCGGCATTTGGACGGGCAATTTTGCCGAAGCTCAATGGACGACCGATCCTGCCTGGCATTTTTTTGACCAGGTCACCCACCTACGCTATGGATTCGGCCATCGCTGCCCACCTGAAACCGTTGACAAGTTTGCTCTGTATTCAATATCTAAATATTGTGCAGAATTAGTCTCTGATGGCAGGGGCGGATTTGAGCCGCGTTTTTCCTTTTCACACAACATCCAGAGCAGCGACGACGCTTACAAACTGATCAATCAAATGGCCAGTGTCTTTCGAGGCATGCCCCATTGGGGCAATGGCTCGGTAACTGTCACGCAAGATGCTCCTGGCGATGCAATCGTCACCGTATCTAATGCAGACATATCGCCAGAAGGCTTTCGCTATGTCGGCTCCAGCCTGCGGGAGCGCCATACCGTGGCCGTTGTGCGGTATTTCGACAACGCGAAACAGGACTATGATTTTGTAACGGTTCAGGACAAAAAAGCGATTCAACTATACGGGGTAAAGGTTGCAAATATCGACGCTTTTGCCTGCACATCACCTGGGCAAGCCCATCGCGCCGGCCAATGGCTGCTCTACACCGAACAATACGAATCTGAAGTTGTGATGTTTGAGGGCACCGTGGCTCTGGGGGTGGAGCTTCGGCCGGGCCTGCGGTTCAGAGCAGCTGATCGTCTCAAAAGCGGCGTAAGGCGAGCTGGCAAAACCATTGCAGGCACAACAACCAGCCTCACTGTTGATGATGCAACCCAGACCGATCTGCCAACCGGGGCAGATGCAACGATCACCGCCAAGCTGGTTGATGGAAATCTGGAGACACGATTCATTGGTTCTATCAGCGGTGTGGTTGTTACACCAGCCCTGCCATTCTCGGCAGCGCCATTGATTGGTGGCACTTGGTCAATTGACAACAACGCCATGCGCACAAGCCTGTGGACGGCTATTGGCATCACCGAAAGCAGTCGGACGAAATATATGGTTTCTGCATTGCGCCATAATCCAAGCAAATATGACTACATCGAGCGTGATATTCCATTAGATCTGCAAGTGTTTGCACCCCTTGAAATCAAGCCACCGGCGGCACCCTCCAGCGCAACAGCCATCGCCGTGGTGAATCCAGCCACACGGCAAACCGATATGCACCTCTCCTGGGAGGCCATCCCTGGGGCAGTCGAGTATGAGGTGGCGGTGCGCACCGTATGAGCAGCAACTGGCAGACCTACACAACCTCCACGCCATCGATCGTGCTGCCAGGGGTGGCCGATGGGAGATACGAGATCCAGGTGGTGGCGATCGATGCCTTTGGCAACCGCTCGGATCCCTTTGTGCCCCCCACCCAAGAGGTAGATCGATCGGCTACCGGCGTCATCGGCATTGATGGCAGCGTCGAGCGGGTGATGGATGCGGCCGTGGTGGCGCTGGGCGAATGGGTGGTGCAGGCCAGCTGGGCCCAGGTCGACAACGATTCGCTGAGCGTGGCGATCCGGCATTCGCCGGACCTATCAGGCGCCACCTGGTCAACCAGCAACCCCTTGGTCAAAGGGGAGGCCCCCAACGCCGAGGGCCAGATGTTGCTACCGGCTTTGACGGGGACCTACCTATTTCGCCACCAAAATGGCAGCGGGGCTGTTTCTGCAACAACATCAGTGGTATTTCATGCGCCAAAAACGGCGATGGAAGTCGTTGCCACCATTGATGAAGCCGCAACAGGATTCACTGGTGTCAAACGAAATTGTGCCTTCGATGCCTCGATTCAGGCCCTGCGATTAAACGATGAATACTGGGACGATCTTGCGTTGGATGGTGACTTTGATGCGTTGCCAGGGCCAATTGATGACTATGGTGCACCAAGGGTTGATACAAGAACATGGGATGAATTAGCAGAAGACGGCAATTTTGATGGATTGCCTGGCCCAATTGACGATTACGGATTTGACAGCAGGCAGGCAATTTATTACTTTGCCAATGATTTCGACGCTGGGGCTGTCAAAGATTTACAGCTAAGGCGAATAATCCGATCCCGATCCAGGTTGGTTGCATCGACATGGGATGCACTGCTGGGCCCAGTTGATGAAATTTTGAGCATTGATAATGAAACAGCGGAAAGCGGCATTGTTCGATTGGAATATCAAGATTCACACGATGCCCTGAGTTCTGGCTTGGCAGGCAGTTGGTCGGCCTGGAAGCCGTTGACGCGCAGCATCGTCCGGGCGCGATCGGTTCGGTGTCGAGCTCTGCTTTCGGTCGCTGACATAAACCAAGACGTTGTGGTTTTTTCACTTGCTGTTGAAGTGGCTTTGGCAGCAACATCTGCAGGAGGCTTCAATACATTGGGGCCAGGCCTAAGCATTACAGATGGGCAATTGAATGCAGCGTTCCTGCCCGTAATTGATGTACCAACAACCCTTTCTTATGCTGCCACCGTGAATTTGGATATGACTGTTTTGGCTGGCAAAATGGTTACCCTAAACCTTGCTGGCCCAGTTACATTTACCACAAGCAACCGAAGCGCAGGCAAAGAAGTTTCGATACGAATCATCTGCGATGGTACGACTCGCGCCTTCACATTTCCTGGCTGGATTTTTACTCAATCTCCAGCCACGGGGCCATCAAGTATTGCAGCTGGCAAGACAGGGATTCTAAGCATCCGTTGTTGGGGGCCAGCCGACGCCGACGCCACAGCCGTCTACGCGGTGCAGGGATGAGGGGATTTGGCTTTCGCGATCAAGCTTTGCTGGGCAGCCGTGGTGTGCGGCCCGAACCATCAGTACTGACGTTTGCAACGTCTTCCATTGTTTATGTACCAATTCCCAACATAACTAGCAACACCAGGCCGTTACAGTTTAATCCGTCTGGCGGAGCTATGAATACAGGGGCAACGCCAAACCAGAGAAATTTTATATACAAAGACTTGACGTGTAACGACGCTTCTGTTATTTGGGTGCCTTCAGGCCAATCTCTGTCTGCGGCTGTGAACTATGGCAGCAACAGTAGCGCAGGGCTTTCCAATACTAGCCAAAGGGCGCAGCGATTTGATTACTATTTTAACACCTCAACTTCGTCAGATGCCGGACCACCAGTCGTTTACACATGGACAAACAGGTTTGACCTGTACTTTGGCGCTTTCTACCTTGACGGTCCGTTCAGTTTTTGCGGGGCCACAAACATCGTCAGCTTAATAAGTGCCACGGCAACCGGAATAGCACAATTCACCGGAACCCATCCAGGCTGGCTAAATAAAAACGCATTGACCAGCAGCGTTTATAACATTGTCTTTGGTGCGTCTGGCAGGACTGGCACACTGCAATACACTGCGGCTACCGATGTGCAGGCCACAGGCAATCAGATAAGCGGCGGGACAATTACCATTAACATAAATCCTTAGACTGGAAAGCCTAACTCATTGTTCTTGCAAACATGGCCCAGCACGATTTAACAATTGATAGCGCCAGCGGATTGTCACTGCGGCTAGATGTACAAAATGCCCTACAGGCATTAGCTACGCAAAATTCTGGTTCCACAGAGCCGTCGGTTACCTACCCTTTTATGCGGTGGCCAGACATGGGATCGGGCCTAATGAAAGAGCGGAATAGCAACGATACAGATTGGAATGTTGTGGGACTGCTTAACAGCAGCGGCTACGATTACAGGTATAGGCTAAATGCTACCCTTGCTGGGGCAAACGTCAATACTGCTCAGAATCTGCTGGGAGTAGGTGTCACATTAGCCGCCGGCACATACGAATTCGAGATTCTGTTCAGCTTGCTGAAGACAGCGGGCACCACGGCACATACCCTGGCGATCGGGTTTGGTGGCACGGCCGTGCTGAGCAGCATCGCTTACCAGCTGGTATATCGATCGCTGGACGGCGGCAGCTTCCCACCGGCAGCGCTTAGCCCGGCATTCACGACCTGGCTGCAGACTGCCACTCCTGCGGTGATCTCCGGATCCCTCACCAGCGCCAGCGCCAGCCACCACGGCTCGATCCGAGGGACTGTCGCCATCAGCACTCCCGGCACTTTTACCCCCCAATACCTGCTCTCGGCGGCCCCAGGTGGCGCTTACACCACAGGTGACGGGTCCTTCATGCGAATTGCCCCAATTCAAACCAGGGCCGCCGACTGGTCGTGACGATTGCCAGATTTGCTTAATCTGAACAAACACAAGTCATGCAATGGGCGTCGGCGAAACAATTGCCCTGGTTGCCGTAGGACTTACGGGCGTAGGAATGCTTGGGGCAGGGGTGAAATCAGCGATTGAGGCGTTGTGGAGCATCTCCAGAGGGTTGGGGGCCTTTGAAGGAAAAATTCTAGAAATTTTGAACCGCCACGATAAAGAATTGGCGAGTCTAGACGAACGATTTCGACATGTAGAAGATAAGGTTAGATGAAACGCTATCAGATTGTGTGTTTGACATTTGTGGGGTTATTCCTGGCGGTTGGCGCAACCCACGCCTCTGTGGGCTGGTTACGTTGTACACAAAGTCATGGCGGACTAGCTTGCAGATCCTTTCAGTCGGATGCCGTAGCTGGTTGGAGTATGGTCGCAAACGTCATTCAAGGAATTGCGTTTAAGGGGGATTAAAATATTCATTGGATCTTCTTCGATACTTTGATTAGAATAAACTCATCGTTTGGAAAGGTTTCAGTTCTGCCATCGGCATAGGTCACATCAAACTCGGCCTCATAAACCCCGCTTGAGTTCCCTGTTTGCCATGAATACTCCACCGTGGGCGTATCCTTTGCGATCACGACCACGGCAGAATCGTTAATCAACGTAGCCCCACCAAGCGAGGGTAAGTTGCGCATTTGAAACATCACTGTTGCCCCCGTCAGATCCACCGTGGGCGGGTATAGCTCATATCGGATGGCGGGCGATGTGTTGCCCTCCTTCATGTAAAACGTATCCATCGGAACCTCAGATTACAATACGCCCGCCACGGCGTGATATAGCTAGCTTACCGCCATTTGCTGGATCGCCAGGGAACGCAAAGCGGGTGGAAATCATGGACGGTCCGTACCCAATCACCGTAGCCACCCCTGCAGCTGTGCCCGCAGCGCTGGTGGTCGACGCGCCCTGCCCCGATGCTGTGGCCACTCCAAAAGAAGCGCCGGCAACGGACAGAATCAGCGCCACCTGGGCCTGCACCGTGGCCGCGCCTGCCGCCGATCCAGCAGCAGCTGCAATGGCCGCGCCCTGCCCTGCTGCCGTGGCCAGGCCAGAGGCAGCCCCGGCAAAAGCCAGAATCAGCGCGCCCTGGGCCTGCGCTGTGGCCAAACCGGCGGCCGATCCTGCACCCGCAACAATTCCACCGCCCGACGGACTTTGGCCTGCCGCCGTGGCCGCGCCTGCCGCCGATCCAGTGGCGGCAGCGATGGCCGCGCCTAGCCCACTTGTTGTTGCCGTACCTGCCGAAAGCCCGGCAGCGGATGCGCTGGACTGGCCTTGCCCAGACACGGCAGCCGCACCGGTTGAAGCCCCGGCCCCGGCTGCCACCGAGCCTGCAACAGAGCCATCGCCGAGCACCGTTGCCGTGCTGGATGCCGTTCCAGTCGCAGCGG